GATTTCTGCCTGTGAGATTGGTGGCTTTTGGGTTATGTTACTCTTATAAGCCGGAATTGGACCGGTTTCATAGATTGCCTCGTTATAATCGACAACCTCAAGTTTAAAGCCCTTTTCACCGCGGCTTATAGTACTTATCATAAACGGGCTTGTTATTTTCGAGAATTGTCCGTTTTCGTCAAGCTCGCCAAAACTAAAATTATTACCCGCTTCTGGTTTCATATCATCTGAAATAAGTACGGGTGTTAAAATGGTCATTCTTTGGGTAGTGCCTGTTCCGCTTACTTTAATAGCACGTGTTGCAACTCCTGTATCATCGTAGCAGGTAACAATAATTCCGTAAAATTTGCCGCTTTCAAAAGTAAATAGGCTATCTGTTATAATTTCCGCCAAGAGGTCGCCATTATATACACAAGTTTTAATTATTCCCTTGCCGAGCCCTATTTTTAAGCTATCATCCTGTATAAGAATTTTGTCATACGGTCGGTAAAAAATACCCTCGTTACCAATTTCTATAGGTGTAGTTTTGGGTCGTAATTCCTCAATCGCCATTAAGCGGCGCGCATACTTAACAATATGCTCATGTGTAGTTATACCTGTAACTGTAACATCTTTTATTATGCTTTCAGCGGTATATGGTACAGGGACACCGTTAACACAACGCATAACTAAATAGGTATCTTCCAAGTACAAATCATTTGCGGAATTGATGTATTTAATACGCAAGCCATCCGAACGCCGTCCGAATATTTTTTTATGTGATATGTCTATAAAGTTATTACTGTTATACAGGGCTTTTGCCTGTTCCTGTGGCGCGTCAAGCGCGATTCCCCATAAACCTGTTAAAGGGCTTTGATACAAAGCGCCGCCTATACCGTCCATAATAAAATTGATAGTATCTGCTTTGCGCTGGCTGTTTGTAATTACATAGTCAAACTTATATCCGGCGGTTTCGCAGGCTTCGTATGCAGCCGCGAAAAGGTCAAAATCTATCTCGCTATCAGAATAGCGGCTTGCAGGGTGTGCAGGGCTTGTCAGTATCTCAAGCGCCCATGCGGCAGGGTTACGGGTTGCGACCTTGTCCTCGCTCCATTCCTCGCCGTCCCAAACGCGCGCAGTTCCGCTTGTAACAATGTTTACCTTTTTAAGTTTGCCCTCGTTAAGCTTTGTAGCTTTTAAGCGCAAACCAATCAAACAGCAGTAATCATTTTCGCGTGATTCAATCGGCAGGGCTTCCACAAGTCCCGCTGTTCCGCCGTCGTCCAGTATTCCGGCCGGCGCGCTTGACTTATCGGGATCATAGCAATTTGACTGGTAGTATTTAACGTAGCATTCATTTTTAATATATGAGCTGTCTGTATTTCCGTTACTACGTACACGTATAAGTATCTGCTTTTGTCCGTTTGTCTGTAAGGTCTGATAATCTGTAAGCGTGAATGTTTTTTGCGCTGTAAACAGGATTTCTTTAATTGCAACGCGCCGGAAGTGATTAGACAGCGTGCCTGCCTGGTTAAAATAAAACTCTATCCATGTATTGCCGCCGTCTAATGAATAAAGCGGCGTTACATCCAGCTGTGTAGGTATCAGTACATTGTTTAAGTCGTAAGCATGCAAGCCATAAGGGAACGTTATAGCAATTTCTACATCTTTTGCGTTAGCGTCCAGTGTATACGTTAAATACTCGCCGTCGCCCGCTTCTACAACGCTATCTTTTACAACTTCATCATCGCACGCCGTAGAAACATGTTTACCGTTTAACAGTGTAAGGATTTCAAAGGGTGTCCCGTCCTGCCTTATTTCTATTTTACCGTCCTGCGCAAATATTCCCGGATCAATATCATAAACACCCTGCTGTGGCGTGGTATCGTCAAAGGTTTTAATTATAATATCATCCGTTGAGATTGAATGTATAACTTGATAATTAAAGCCCGCGTCCAAAAGCATATATGTGTAAGTGTTCGCGCCGTCCGTGCCGTACATCTGATAAAAGCTGTTTTGTACAAGGTACGGGGCAAATAAGCAGCGGCCGCATACATAAGGGTGGTTTTTGCCAATAAGCAGAGTATTTGACGCGCCCCGTAAAAAGGGTCTGTTATCAGCGTCGGTATTCTGTTCTTTTTTAAGTTTCTCTAATTCTTCTTTGTTTTTCTCGGCGGCTTTACGGGCTTTATAAGCCATGATACCGCCTACAACACCTACTGCAACCGCAACAACGGCAATTACAACGATTGTAATAATTGCCGCAACACCGCCCGCGGGGCTTTGCCGTATCATTACAATGTCGCCCTCATTTATAACGGTGTTTTCGTCTTTAACTTTGCTGTTTATGAGAATAGCACAATATTCCCAGTTTACATCCGGGAATTGTTCCGCAAGTGTTTTTCCGGTTTCTATGTCGATTATCTCGGGATTGCCCGAGAGTTTTTTATACCATGTTATTTTCATTTATAACCTCGTAAAACACCGCCGCGCCCATTGCCGCAAGCGGGGACAATTTAACGCCGTTAAGCGGTGTAACGTGCAGTACATTGTTTTTGTCGATAAGATACCCGCAATGCACGTTTCCTTTATAAGAAAACGATACAAGCTCATCCGCTTTCGGGGCGGGTATTTCGCGAACGTTAAGCCCTTGTAGAATGTATGATTTTATTTCTTCATGCGGGATTTTAAGCCTATCATACCACGGGTCTTTTAAGTGTCTGCCGGAACGTTTTACGCAGAAAATCGGCAGCCCTATACAGTCAAAACCCTCTTGCGGTGTTCTGCCATGCGGTTTATATGGAACATTTAACAAGTCCTCGTAATAAATCATGTATTACCCCGATTGTTGTATGAATTGAATGTAAGCGCAGGAAAAGTCATGTCTAAGCGGTCGTCCTTATCAAGCTTTATCTGCGCGCTTTTTCCCGTCCATGTCGCTGTTCCGTACTTAAAGCGGTACATGCTGAAAGATTCAACTGTATCGTTTCCCTCGTTATAAACCCCGACAATTTCCGTTGTGAAAGCGTCGTTATTTTCAAACAGATCTATAAGTTCTTCATGCTTTACAAGTTCAACCTGTATTTGTGCGTCGCCCGATGATGATTGCTTAAATGAAAAAGTACTGGCCGCGTATGTGTGCCCGTTATATTCCATGTCAACGTTATCATTTATCAGATATATATCAGTGTCGCCCGCAGATAGATGTATTAAAACAGGCAGGTTATAAGCGCCGCCCTCTGCCAACTGCTTAAAAAGGTTCATCGCTATACTTCCTCAAACTCTAAGCTTAACGTTTTTGTTTTCTGCCCGCTCCATGTAGGCTCGGTTGTCATTTGATACTCACGCGTGCCGCTGTGCGTGGTTATGTCCTCAAGGTAAAAAGACTGCGTGCCGCTCGCAAGCGTTACCTCGTACCAGTATAAAAACCATTCAAACTCGGTTTTTCCGTCCGTTTTTGTACTGTCGTTTACATCCAGTGAAAGGCTGTATTTTTTCTTTGGCAGGCTGTTTTTTTTATAAAAAACCGTTCTGCCAGATTTAAAGTTAACTTTCTCGATGTTCTCATTGTACCCGCCGCCTAAGCCGTACAATTTCTTATTTACATAACTGCTCCAATTCTGCGCCATTATTCTTATTCCTTATATTCCGTAAAACTCGCCGCTTCGGCTTTGTTCTGCCATTGTAAGGGACTGATTATAGCGTCCCTCTTTCAAACTCTCATTAACGCGCGCGTCAATCATCAATTCGATTTTGTCCCGTGATATTTCGGGTTCTGCTGTTACAAGGTTAGCGGCTGAATTGTTGATTATGATTGTAAGCCCGTCCGTTGAGGCTGTACCGTTTGCATAGTCCATAAAGTTACGCATTTCGGCAGGGTTAAGGATTGCCTCGCCTGCGTTACCGTTAAATGGGATTTTATCGCCGCGGGTAGAATTGCCTGTTAAGAAACCGCCTGTACTGAATGACGGGGGACTGGGTTTTGAGGCTATAATGCTTGCTATCTGTACCGCGCCCGCCGCTGAAACTAAAGCCCCGGATAAGATACCTAACAAGCCGCCCTGTGCGATTGCCTTAGATACACCCTCTGCAATGTTTGCGGTTGCCTGCGCCAAACTTGCCGCCCATTGGAACATCTGTATCTTGTATTCCTCTTGTGCGCCTTTACGCTTTGCGGCAATCATCGCTTCTTCGTATTCTTTCTCGCTTATCTCGCCTTTTCTATACTTTAATTCAAGTTCTGATAATTCCGCCTTTGTCTGATTCCTTACGGTTTCAAGCATAATTGAGGCGGCTTGCTGTGCTATCTGAATAGCCTGGTCTGTATAGTTCTTTATTTCCGTAGCGCGTGCCGCGAACTGCTCCGCCCGTGTCTGCTGGTAGGCTTCGTCTATCTGCGACATAGCGTCGATTTTTTCCTGTTCGCTTAAAACTTCCTCGCTGTCAATTTCTTTTTTGAGGTCCAGTAATTCATTCATGCGCTGTTTGCGCTTGTCGTACTCGCTTAATTCAATTCCCGCTATGGCGTTTACTTTGTCCATAGTTGCGGCTTTTTCGGCTTCGTTAAGTCCCTCGATAAGCTGTTGCCGCGACATTATAGTATCGCTTCCGGCTTGTGCCGCTATAACTTCCGCGTCAGAATATTCTTTAAGCTTTTTCTTTAAGGTTTCATATCCTGCAATCTGTTCTTTTAATGACTGCGCGGGCGATAAGTCTTTTTTAATGCCGTCCATTACGGCGGTTATGGCGTTTGTGTACTCGGTAGCTTTTGCTAAACGTTCCTCGGCGCTTGCGGCGGCTTCCACCTCGGCGCGTAATTCTTTTAACAGGTCTAAGCGCGCCTGTTCTACCGGATAGCCCTCTTTAATCAGTCCCTCGGTTTTGGTCATTAAATCCATGTAGTTCTGTAAAACTACGTTGTATTTATCCTGTGCAGTTACCTGTTCGCCTGTTACCTTTGCTCTAAGCTCAAGGGCTGCTAATTCATCTTTAAGCTTTTTGTTTGATTCTATCGCGTAATCGTCCGCGGTTTTGGTTTTGGCGCGTGCCTGCGCGGCTCTTTCTTCTGATTTCCGCTTGTCCTCTGCCGCCGCCGCAACTTTTGCCTCGTATTGTGCGTTTCTTTCTCTGTATGAGGCTTCAATTTTAAGGCGTTCAAGCGCGTCCTCTTCCTCATCGGACAGCTTCTTTTTTGCCTCTAATAATTCAATGGTTGTTTTTAACTGCGCGTCTGTAAAATACTTAACGCCTGCTGTCTGCTCGCCTGTTTTGGTATTTGTGAATGTGGATATAGCTGTATCAACGTTTTCATCCAGTGCGAATGATCCGCGGATTAACTCAAACTTATGAGAAATTTTATTAAGTACATCCGTTCCCTTTTCATAAAAGTTTTTCCAAAAGCCGTCCCATGCGTTTACAACGGGGTCAAAGATTTTACCTAAAGCCTCTTGAAAGTCGCCTTTTGCGTTTTCTGCCTGTGTCTTGCTGTCTGCTAAGTTTTCGGCAAGGCCTTTGTATTGCTGTGATACTATTTCAACGGCTTTTCCACTTCTTAATTCTTCCTCTGTAAGATTCCTTAAAGCAGGGATTGTTTTTCCTAAAGTACCCGTCAAGCCGCCGTAGGTAGCGTTTAACGCCTGTACAGCGCTATCCATAGACATAACGCCGCCCGCGTCAAGGTCTGCCGCCGCTTTGATAATATCCTGTATTTCTTTTTGTGTACGTCCCGCGGCTGTTAGCTGGGACATAAGCTTTAATATAGCCTCGTCCCCGTAATTCGATAAACTCTGAAACTCGCTAGCCCATTTTTTCAAGCCTGCAACTGCCGCGCCGTCAATATATGGATTATTTCTCGCGGCTGTTTCCAGTGCTACTTCTGCTTTTTCCTGTATCTTGTAAGCGTCGGTAGTTTGCCGCATTACTTGCGCAATCTGTTTACTTGCCGCTACAACCGCGCCCGCGCCTGCCGCAAAACCGCCAAAACCGGAAACAACCGAGCCTATGGCACTACTAAGCCCGCCCGCTTTTGTTCCCGTATCTGTAAGGGCGTTTCCTAGATTCTTGCTTGATTTGCCCGCGTCGTCTATGGACTTGCTTGTTTTCTTAACGTTCTTTTCTAAGTCATTTAAGCCCTTATTCGCGGCTGTATTATCTATAGTGGTTTTAATTCTGATTTCATCATCTGCCATATACTTATAGTCAGTTTTTGGCAGAGATTTTTACTTTATGCGTGATAAGAAGTCTTGTAATGCGGGGTCGTTTTCATCATCCGGCAGGGTGTCGATTTCCCAGGCTTGTCGCAGTTTTTCCATTTTGCGGCTGTAGTCTGTAGCTTTGCCCGTGTCGTTTTCGTAAAGCCTTATGTTTATAATGTCGTTTAGTTTTGTTTTTGTAAGCCCGCGCAAAAGCGCTTTAAATTTATGCCAGTGTAACTCTTTAACGTCTATAAGGTCGATTCCGTACTGTTGTAAAAAGGCCGCGTAAATATAATCGCCGTCGCCCTTATAGTCTATTACATCGGTTTTGCTTTTATCGCTTTCGTCAATGCGCGGATATTTAACAGGCGGGTTTGCAAACTCACAAAGCGCTTGAAAACCCGCGTATCTGTCGTCGGGCTTTTCGTAGATATACATAATATCGAACGTGGTTATATCTTTCGTCTTTTCGTTTATAAGCCGTAAAAACGTTAACCACATCCGATAATCTGTATGGATTTTGTAATAACTGCCGGAAACTTTTACAGCTTCCGGCAGAATTGCCTTTTCTAAGGTCATCAGCCGCCCTGTCCAACTGGGTCAGTGTTGTTTGACGGTGTTGCATCGCCGTTAGCTGGTGTTTCGCTGTTTGCAGGTGTACTGCTTGCGGAAACTGTCGCAGGCGTAAAGGTTGTGCCGCTCCATGTACCCTCTATAAATGTAGGTACACCGTCGGAAACAGTAACAGCGCCTTTCTTTTTGTTGCCAAAATTGCAGTCAAAATCGATTGACTGGTTAACGCTGTCAAGCTGATTAAAGCTGATTGTTGCGTCCGGCTGCCATGCTTTCCAGCAATCCACGGCGGTTTCGGACTGTGCAGGCGTGTAGCTGCCTTTTTCCTGGTAGAAAACAACAAGCATTTTTCTGTGTGCTTTCTCGCCGCTTGCTTCGTCGAAAAGCATGTTAAACATGTTTTCATAATCCGGCTCGTCCTTAAACATAGTTAAGGACTGCGCAAGGCTCGGCTGATAGCTGTCAATTTCAGTTACAGGCTGCTCGTCCGCTATAAAGTCGTATGTCTTTGTCTGTGGGTTCATAGACAAAGTAAAGGTAGTAGATTTCTTAATCTGTACCCATGTAGCCGCCGATGAGGGTGTACTATCAATGAACGGTACTATTTTCGATTTCTTGACTAGGTCGCTCATTAGCTTCGTTCTCCTTTGGTTCAAGATATGTACAGGTTATCGCCGCCGCGTAAGTGTTTTGTCCCTTATCATCAACGCCAATAAACTGCGGCAGGGTTTCTGCCTCAATATCAATTTTCAGCCCGCTTGTGTTGTCAATGATTGTTTCATCATCCAAACGTGCGGTTATGTCGTAAGCATATCCGCGGGCTGTTGCTCTGTTTTTACATCTTATGTAATATGTAAGATTCCATTTAAGTAAGCGCTCGCCGTTTATATACCGCTTTTCGGCGGCAGGCGCGGGATCATAGCGCAAACACGCCGCGTCCCCCTCGGGCTTAGATATAACGTCGTTTTCGATTGTAAACGGTAATTGCAAAGCCGTTTCAATCCATGCGTTTATTATGTCAGAAACTGCCGATACGCTCATTAACTAACCTTACCCATTTATCATTAAAGCGGGCTTTTGCGGCTTCAAACCATTTCGCGCAGGCGTTTGGGTTGCGCTGTTTGGAATGGTCGAAATTCTCGCCGTAATATTGAGCGCGCGCATAGGGCGTTCTCCATACTACCTCGCCGCTTCCGATTCTTGTGTTTGTGATTCCCGATTGCTGCAATTTTCCGGTTTGTAACGGTACAAAATAATTGCTGTCCGATAAAACCGCCGCGTCCAGTACCATTTGTGCCTTTTGCGTGTTTTTTGCAAGCTGTGCCTTTAACTGTGCCGCGCTAAATGTGGTTTTTGTTTCAAACTTTATCATACTAGCGCCGCCTCGTAATGGTGTACATTTGCAATACTGCGCGTGTAGCACGGT